GAGTATAACTCATGCCGGTCCATTCCCGTGCCGACCTGGTTAGGTCTGCGCGGGATCGGGGGTTCTACCCAGAATCTCCGAGGCTACGTCTTCAAAGACCCTGACTTCGACCTTTCGCAAGGAAGAAGCCCATCTCCTGAGAGACCCAACGCCGTGGCGTACCGACAAAGCCGGTGCAACACGAGAAGGGATCAGGGGACGGAACAGGGCATTTGTTTTGGTCCGTTCTGGTCTACCCGTGACGCGCTTTCTCTTGAATTTGTCGCCCTCCAGAAGCCTATACTGATCTTCTATCAGCTGGGCTTCGAAGATCTTCAAATCCTCGAGTGGTACAAGAACCCCAGAAGGATCCACAAGTGGGTCCTGGGCAACGAGACGCCGCGCAGTGTTGAAACTGCGCGGTTTACTCGGTTCTTGCATCAGCGCGCGCGGGTAGAGGCCCGCCTCTCGGAACGGCCGCTTGCTGGTCAACTTCTCCGCGACAACGTGATCGACTCCCCGGGACACAAGTGTACCGAGTCGAAGTCTCACGCTTCGCGGAACAGCAAGTCCTCTACCAGTGTATCCGAGACCACCAACTTCGACAGGAAGTCGAAGTCGCGGGTCTCTGGATACCCATGGGTAGAGGGTCTTCATCACTCTCTCTTGCCTTCGCAAGAACCGGTTACCACACCGGCTCTCGGCCGCGACCGGAGCTTTACAGCCCGGCGGAGGACAAGGAGGAGGGACGAAGACGGCGTTCCCAAGCTTCGATCTCCGTGGCCAGGAAGCAACCTCACACATCGTCCACGCAGACGACGATATGAAGGTCTTCTTCCTGTTCACACTGGCACCTACCGAAGCGATGGCATGTTCGTACTCTTCCAATTCGTAATCCTTGGAAAAGGTACCAACAGCATCGTCGCCGTGGGTGCGCGCCGTGGTAAATGCACTGGTAGCCCAGGCGTTTATCCACGAGAGAACCACGAAGCTGAGAGGCGTGCCCATCGGACTTCCCCTCTTAGCGTACCATGTAGAGCCTTCCGAGCTCCACAGGGTACGCGGCTCCAGTCCGAGGCTAGAGAGAGCAGGGGCTACATCCGCAGGGCGGATGCAGCCTCCTCGTCTCAAGCCTTCGATGACTGCTCTGACGGCTTGGTGAGAGAGCCCGTCCGTGGCGGCCGTAAGGTCGACACTGGCGAAGCTTCTCCCACAAGCCCTCAGCCCGGTTGGTTGGCCGTCCGGACCGGCGGAGACCACCCAGTGCTCCTTCGGGAGCATAGGGCAGGACCGCCGAATCCAATCTGCTTCTATGAAGGTGATCGCGTCAGGTACGCCTATGACACGGACCTTCATACCAGCAGACGGCAGGGCCTCCATGCGCGACTTAGGACCAAGGCC